AGTGTGGGTGAGTTGTGTGTGGTGTGGGGGGGGGGGGGGGGGGGGGGGGTGATAGGGGCTTAGGTATAGGCTGGGTTTGGGCTAGGTTTAAGGCAAGATATATGGTCGATTTTGTCGCGATAGGTAGCCCCTTAATTCTAGGTTAGGGGCTAGGGCTTAAGGGCTTAAGGGGCAAGGGGATAGGGCAAGGGGATAGGGCAAGGGCATAGGGGCAAGTTAGCCAGTACAGCCAGTACAGCCAGTACAGCCAGTACAGCCAGCCAAAGCCAGCCAATTACAGCCAGCCAGCCAATACCGCCGCGGCAAGGCTCAAGGGGCAAGGCCTAGGACGGGCCTAGAGTCGTCGTAGGGCTAGGGGTAGCGTTTAAGTAAGGGCAACACACTCACTCTCAAAGCCTAGCCCCTCTACGACGATTCCAGCAGGATAGAACAGGGCATAAGAAAAGCCCGCCAACCTCGAAAGGCTGACGGGCTTAGAGGCTAAACCCCCTTAAGGCTTACAGAACCTGTTCAGTGGCTGGCCCTTTATCAGCCTTCACGTTTGAACTCTGGACAGTACCTTCACCATCCTCGGATTCGTTTAAGGCCTTAGCAGTAGCCTCGGCATCCTGCTCAAGTTTGGCGTGGCTAGTGCAACGTGGCCCACCGTCCAGAACTACCTTCTGGCCCTTTCCGCACAACTCGTCTTTCCTAGCCCCTTTAGTCAATACGAAGGTGCAATCTTGGTCACTTTGCGTTGTGGGTTCTGCAACGGGTTTTGGGTTCTGGCTAGCCTTAAGGCCTTGTGGACTATTCTCACTCCAGAACTTTCGGATCCCGTCCCTTAAGGCTTTATCCGGGATCGCTGTTAGCTTCGTACCGTCTTTCGTGGAACCTGCTACGAAGGCATTGTTCAATGCTCTAAGGAAAAACCAGTATTGCGGCAGTGTTTTAGGGCGACGGTCTTCAGCAGGCTTAGCGTTAGGGGTAGCAGTTCCACCTTGTGCATTGAAGGCTTCAATAGCTTCACTAGGGCTAAACCCTAGCTTTACGAACTCGAGAATCGTAGTCATCTTGTATCTAACTCCAGATACTAGGTATTAAGACACTCAAGATCGAATGTCTGGAGATATCCTAATCTCACTCACTCTCACAATGCAAGTCTTAAAGCCAACCCATCATTAAATGAATACGGCCGCGCTCATATCCGGCCGCGCTTAAGCCTTAAGAATAGAACCCCCTTATATAAGACTTAGTCAAAGCATAAGTTAATCAAGACTTATGCTGACTCAAGAAGGAGGTAATAAATGACTTCCCACATAACCCACCGATACCCATGTGGGACCCCTACTGATTATATTGTGTACCTCTACGCTCGCTGAAATTATTTTTTGTGGTATTGTTTTCTTCATGGCAAAACATAATGCAGAGCACCGGGTACTTATGACTTTGCCCGATTGGGCCAAGTGGCCTAGGATCTTGCGTCGGGTTTACTTGCTTCTGCCAAGCCATGGCACTGGCAAGGGTGGGATGGTTTCCATGGCCCATACTTTGCAGGCTTCGGTTACTAACTTGCAGGAACTAATTGACGACTGCCCCTCGTTCAAGAAGGCGTACACCAACTACGAAGCTACTGGTGATTACCCGGAGTACCCGAGAACCGACGGAACCACCCGACCCGGCAACTGCATCTCTCATGCTTTGCTGCTGGATCAGTACATGGCTGAAAGTGCTACGGCCCTGTACATGCAAGCCGAAGATTCCCTACCTGCCACAATGGTGAAGCAGGCGCTTGAGACCGTTGCCGAAGAGATCAAGAACGACCCCAGCTTGGCAATGATGAAAAAGACAGAGCAGCAGAAGCGTGATGAGCGTGATGAAGCTACTCGTACCCAGCTTCCTACGTTTGACATAATGGTCGAGGAAACTAAAGAGGCTGCCGAAAGCGCCGCTGACTAATGGCCTACATGCCATCGCCTTGGCAGAAGCTAATGCACGCCCGAGCCGAGCCACGGAAATGGATCTGGGTTGGCAGGAGGGGCGGCAAGGGCCGTGGTGTTTTACACGAAGCCCTCTCGGTAATTAACACCGCCAGCTTCTCCCCCTTCATTCACGAAGGCATGGACATGACCGACAGCCTCACGCCGCAGATTCATGTCTGGTGCGTTGCGCCGAACTACGGGCAGGCACAGCAGGTGTGGAATGAAATGAAAGCTTTTATTCCGGCGCACATGGTCAAGCCACCACAGAACCTGCGCGGCAACCGCTCAAGTACCGGCTGGAACGAAGCCAGTATGAATGTCTGGTTGGATCTACCACTGATCGACGGCGCTGGTAACACCCGGTCTAGAACCCAAGTGTTCTGGGAGATTAAATCTGCCGACAACTTTGAGATGTTGCAGACAGTTGGGCTAGATTTCCTCTGGATGACCGAATCTCAGGACATCAAGCAAGGCGCGTGGGACAAGGTACGCCCGATTTTAAGCTCACCCGGTCGTTTGGGGCGCGCGTGCATCGAGGGAATACCGCCACTCAACCGCTCACACTGGTTTTCGCGCGGTTATAACGATGCGATCCGCCGCCCGAGCGTGATGGACACGGCGATTACGGCAACTACGTTCGATAACGTGTACCTGACAGACGACCAGAAGGACGATATCCGCAATGAGAAGCGCAAGACCACGGAAGCCATGTGGAATCGCATGTATATGGCGATTCAGCCAGATTCCGGCGGCGCATTTTTCTCTGGTAGTGCCATTGATGCAGCAAAGATCAGCAATGAGCTAACTTACCCGGAACCTGCACACAGATATATCGCAGGGCTTGACCTTGGCAAGCAGACTGACCCGACCGTGCTGATAATTAAAGACCGAGAAACACGCGAAAGTGTTTTCGCAGTAGAGATGTTGCATCGTGACTGGGTTGTGCAGAAATCAACCATTGCATTTGAGACCGAACGCTGGGGCGTTGAGCGAATAATGATGGACTCGACCGGAATGGGCGGCGATGTTCTGTTCGACGAGTTTCAAGACATGGGCTTACCTGTCGAGGCTTTCAAATTTACCAACCCCAGCAAGCATCAATTATTTCTAGAGCTTGCGGTTGCCCTTGAGCAGCGAACAACTAGCTTCCCCGCTTCTTGGGAGAACTTAATCGAACAAATGGAAGGGTTTGAAGTTACGTCGCAAGGCACAATGTTTAGATATCGTCAGGTTGATAACGGCCACGATGACTGGCTAGATGCCGAAGCCTTAGCTTTGAGAGCCTGTGACCCTGCAAGAGAAATACAAGAAGCACGGTTTAGGGTGCATGGTAAAGCCGGTACCGCAGGTATAAACGGGAATAAAAAGAAACAATCCGCTATGATGAGACAGATAACGGACTGGCGACAAGATGATGTTGCCAACCAATCCTTGCCGCCTGAAGATTTAATTATTAACGGCGAGCCAGTTGTTCTCGGCCAGTCGAAGGAATACACACAGTGACAATGGCCCCGCTACAAGCCTACGGCATTAACCCAAGCGTCACTGGTGAGGCCGCAGAAAAACAAACAGAGTTTCTGCGAGGTCGTCCCGGTAGTTCAATACCGCTAACTATTGATTGGGTTCGCCAGCAGATGAGCACGGGTAATGGATCTCGTGGAAAATTCGGTAGCTTTTATGCAAAGTGCCGAAAAGCTGACAACTACGTTCTGAGCAACTTTACATTTTCTGTCCCAGATGGCCGCAATATGATCCGGCTCGGGACGGCCCACTCAATTCTCAATACCCTAGTTGCTCACGTAAGCCCGCAGCATTTAGATATTTCCGTTCCTGCACCTAGTTCTCGTGCGTCTGCACGGGCTGAGAAGATGCAGAACTTCCTTCTGGGCGCACATCACATGATGGAGCAGAACACCCAGTATGGCCGTCGAGAGATTGCCAAGCACGCAGGACTTTACGGTGTAGCGTGGCGCAAGATCGAATACGATCCACAGCAATGGGAAGGCTTTCCTAATGTCCCTGAAGAGGATGAGCCTGCTGAAGAATTTTTAGAGCGCCTACATGAAACAATCGACCGTCGTGGTGAACAGTGGCCCATTCTTGGAACTGCCGTAAACCCGCAGACTGTTGTCTGGGATACAGCATCTCGTGAACCCCGTTGGATTATTCACTTCTATCGACTTGATGCTACTCATGTAAAGGCCCGATTCCCCACTTGGGATGGCCCCGCTCAAGGAGAAGTAGACTTCTGGGAAGTCTGGACAGATACCCACGTTGGCTATGTAGCTAATAACAAGTGGGCGCTTAAACCTATGAGGCATGGCTATGAAGCCTTGCCGTGGACTATGTATCGCCCCCAGACAGGCTTGCTGACTATTGGTCGCAAGCCGGAAGATCTGTACCGGGGCATTTTGGATTCTCTGTTTGAGATGCTAGAAGCCCAGTCACGGCTTGCATCTCAACTTGTTGATATCACGGGAACAGTGGCATGGCCCTCAAATGACTGGTCTGGGCCTCCCGGCTCTACCGAAAGGGCAATGGCTGACTATGACCAGCTTCCCGGCTCTGACAACTATCTTCCACCGGGTGTTGAACGAACAACATCAGATGTAGGCCAGACCCCGAGAGCACTCGGTGAGACTATCAGCTTCTTGGATTCTGCCATCGAAGCAGACTCCGCTCCAAAAGTTTCTCGTGGTCAGCGCCCTACTGGTTCAGCTAGTGGCTATAGCACCGCAGTGCTTGCTGGTATCGCTGCCCTTAACTTCGGCGCTGTCGTTGAGGCGATGGAGCGGGGTCTTCAGCACGATAACGAACTGATGCTCCGCATCGTAGAAAACGTCATGCGTTGCAAGATCACTGTCTGGGGGCGTACTGAAGCTGGCAACTTGGAAGCCAGTATCTCACCACGAGATATCAAGGGTCACTACGTTTCTATTGTTCGCCTGAATACCACTAGCCCCGAAGAACAAGAGCGCAAGGTAAACCTGTGGGCGAATATGTGGAAGTCTGGCTTCGTGGATATTCTGACCGCATTGAGAAACGCTGGTATTACTCGACCACTAGAAGTTATCAATGCACGACTGTCAGAAGACTTCTTTGCAGATCCTACTGTCCGTCAGGCATTTACTGCTCAAGCCGCCCAGCGCCTTCCGCTTCTTCAGCAGGCTCTAGACGCTGAAGCAAATGGTTCTGGTAGTGCCGGAGAAAATGACCAGATTGCAAACGCTGTTCTTGGGGCAGCAACTGGAGGTCAGTTTGGCCCCGGCAATCAAGCAGGCAACAGGCCGCAGAATCCGGGGA